TCAGGCGCTTTTTAATGGGAATAAATACGTTCCGGTTCTGCCATTTTGAATCTTATTATGAAGCTTATTTATGTTTCTTGCCATGGCAAGCAGTGTGCTTTCTGCAAGTACGTTGGATGCTCCTTTACTTAAATATCTGCGGAACTGCATATCCTGTTTCAAATCTCCAAAGGATCCTTCTGCCTGTATGCTCCGGTTTGTCCTGAAAAGGACTCCTTGCTCCGAAACGATCCGCTCCAGGTTTTCTTTCCTGTGTTTTAAAAATGTTTTGGCAACCTGAAGCTTCTTTGTTCTTTCTTCCATAGGTGTTTTGCAGTTATTTCCTTTTATGCATTCACTTTTGTATGGGCAGCCGCTACAGTCTTCGCATTTATAAATTGTTTTCTCGCTTATATACCCTGTTTTGCTTTTTGAGTGGCGGATATGGTCCGCTCCTAACTTTTTTCCGTTCCTGCAGGTATAAATATCTGCTTCGGCATCATACTCCATGTTTTCAATTCTTCCGATATCATTTTTATATTTACGGGTTTTGGAAATCTCATAGTTTGCAGGTTTGATGTACGATATCTGTCCATTTGTTTCGAGAAACAGATAGTTTTCCTCACTTTCGTATCCGGCATCCGCTGTTATGTTTTTGTATTTGAATTTTAAATGCTGCTCAGCATCTTTCAAAAATGGTATCAGGGTCGTGGTATCTGTGGGCTGTGGTCCGATGGCAAGCCATGTGATATATTCAGAGTCCACGCCATGCTGAAGATTGTAAGCAGGTTTTAGCTGTCCGTTCCCCATCGCGTCTTCCTTCATCCGCATAAATGTGGCGTCATGGTCAGTCTTGGAATAACTGTTGCGCTCTCCGCATATATGAACCTGTTGGTTGTACTTTTTTAACCGTCCCAGATAATCCTCGAGAGTTTCAATGCTTTTTTGAAGCGGTGTTTTCCTCTTACCGGTTCCATGCACAAACACTACCTGTTCCGATTCCTTTAATGCATACAGTTTTTTGCGCAGCCTTTTCACATGCTTTATCTTTATCGTATTTCCGTAGGCAATTCTGATATCATAGAGCTGCTCACATTCAGCCACAAAACCGGCAAGTTTTTGTAAAAGCTTACTCTGATTCTTTGTGACTGCTTTTTTCCAGACAAAAGTATATTTATTCGCACCGGCTTCGATTTTTGTACCGTCAATGAATATGGTTTCTCCTGAAATTTCACCAAGGTCAAAAAGCGCATTTGACATTTCTGCAAGAATACGCTTCGAACATGGTGCAAAATGGATGCTTCTAAACCGGGCAAACGTTGCATGATCCGGCACAGGGGCACCTTCCAGAAGAAACATGAAGTTGATATCCCTTTTACAATTGAGTTCCATGGAACGGGAGGAATAATCTCCATTCATGTAAGAGTAGAGTACAATCTTCAGGAGAGTTCTTGGCGATACAGAATTTATTCTTTCATAAGTAGAATACAGGTCAGTCAAATCCATTGCCTCCACAAACTGACTTAGTAACCGCACAGAATCATTATCCGGAATGATTGTTTCAATATTTAGCGGAAGTTTCAGTTGATATCCGCTCTGATTTTGGCTATAATCTTTTTGTAATTTATTAAGTGTTAGCATACTAATATTTTACACCAACTGCCGGATTCTTTCGAGGTCTGGCAGCTATTTTTTGCATAGAAAAGGAGCTGCGCACTAATCACTTAGTGCGACAGCCACTTTTTTTGGAGGTGAATCTATGGACTTATTTTGGCGTGAGATGTTAAATACTCAATACAGAAAATTCAAAAAGAAAATCATGGGGGATTATGTACGATTTAACGAAAGCTATTCAAACAAATCAGGTTTTCTCTTTTTAGAAATATCATCACGGGAGTATGAACTACAAAAATTCTTTGAAGTTAGAATAGAAGATTATATTAGAAATATTCTGGTAAATGATGTGTTGCGCATTGCACTAGAAGAAAAAGGTTTTGATGTTGATTTCGCAAGTATACCAGAAGATAATTGTGACACGGATGTATGCTATTCGAATGTAGAATACGAAAACATTACGGGATATGAATTTATTGCGAATTTTGGATATAAAAAAGTGATGTTTAGATATACACATATTGATCAAAGTAAAGTGGATCAATTAATAGCTGATGTAGCGGATGAGTTGATTATCTTAGATTGGTCAGTTCCGGGCCGTTTACCATCTTCCGAAAAAAACAGCAGGGAAATATTTGCAAATGATAATACCAATACTATTTGCATACGGGAATTATTTGAGAACTTCCTGGGGATAAATGAGTATGAGAATTATATAAGTTTTCTAACAAGCGCAATAATTGAATATCAGGAGTTTTTAGGAGTGATGTCTGTTCCAAAACTTTCGCCTTATGTTATGGGAACATTTCGATTTGAAGTAGAACGGAATTTTGTTGAATATTTGGAAAAAGTCGAGAAGTTAAACAAAGCGGATGAACAGATAAAAAAATCAGGAGTTGAATACGCAAATGGAATAACCTATGGATATCAGATAATTGATGATGAAAATAAGGATGAGTTTTCTGTGGCGGAAAATACGTCTAAAGAATTGCTGATCAAAACAGGTATTCTTGATGAATTTAAGAAAAATAAGTTATACAGATATTTATTGGGAAAAAGTGATTTTTCAAGGAGTTTATTTACATCAGAATACTTATACAAGCAGTATGATGCAGATGATTGTTTTGATTATACAGCTATTGTGAGCGGATATTTAAAATCTGTAGAACAGCTACTTTATCATATCGCAAAATTTTCGATAGACAAAAAATATGAGATTAAAAACCGTAGTTTTATAATAAACAAGGGGTTAAAAAAGGGTAAGAACGGCAAGCTTATACCGGATAAACATAAACCATTTCGAATCAAATGGACTACAGAGAATGCACCGTTTGCGGATACTACAATAGGAGCACTAATCTGGTTTCTTAAAGATAATAAGGATGACTTGTTACATGTTGAAGAGAAATACAAGGATGTTATTATTGACTGTTTGAATTGTTATCGAATTGAATGTAGGAATGATAGTTTTCATTTGGATAACAACTATAGGTGGAGCAGGGTAGAATATATTAGATGGAACACATTCTTCTTGTACATAATTCTTTTATCATGCTGCAAATTAGGAGATAATGATGCGGAAACACTTGATAGTTTGCAAGTAGTTAGAAATGACAAAATGGAAAGAGTGTGTGACTTGATTTTTAGAGGGGTGACAAGAACTTTTGATTTCTATTTTCATGATAAAAACGGCGTTCAAAATGCTGAAGAACGTGTAGTATTTATTCCAGGAGAATCAGATTATCCTTCATACAATAATATTGGGGTGATTATATCAGGAATATTAGTTTTTGAAAGTATTGATACAAAGAAGAAGATAATTATCACTAAGCATAATGTGCCATCTGAAATATGGTGGATTAATGGAAAAGGAGATAGAATTTTAATAGAGTAGATAACAGAATCTTTTGTATATATGATAAGCACGAAACCCTCCCGGTCATCATGGTCGAGAGGGTTTTACACGTCTATGGAGTTATGCCTGAATGTCAATACTCAGTCCGGATTTCAGTTCCATGGTGAAATGGTCATCCCAGACGGTTATCTGTTTGAGCCAGCGTCGTACCAGAGACTCGTCAAACTCGGTAAGGTGTGCAGTCTGCTGAGCGATGAAATCCTGCAGGTCGTTGATGCGTTTTATCTGCTCGTCCCTTGCGGCAGTGTCGACGGTGGTCTGCTGGCGGAGCTCTCGAAGCCGGAAAATCTCATCAGCAATTTCATCATAGGCCTCTTTACTGTTTGCCTTTTGAAGAAGCTCCTGCTGCAGAGCCATAAGCTTCGCGTCGATGTTGTTAAGGGATGTAGCCTGCGATGCCCGGATGACTGCAGCGATGTTTAGCTGGAGCTGAGCCTGATAGCCGCTTTTGTCACCAAGCATCTGATTGATGGCGGCAACCACAACATCCTGTAGGACCAGCTCATTTACCGTTCGAGCGTGGCATTCCAGTCCGGTGGGTTCCAGTCTGCTGATGCAACGCCAGACGATGGATTTACAGCCTCGGTTGTTCCAGTGGAGCCTTCGGAACATTTCTCCACACTCACCGCAGATAATCATCTGGGAGAAGCAGTGATTGCAGCTGTAACTTCTCTTTTTCCCATTGGCGCTGGTTTTGACCACTCGCCTGCGCACCAATTCTTCCTGAACCTGCAGGTAGATATCCTTTGGAATAATCGTTTCGTGGTTGCCTTCCACATAGTACTGAGGCACGATGCCATTATTCTTAACTCTGGTTTTATTGAGAAAGTCTGTGGTGTAGGTTTTCTGTAAAAGGGCGTCACCGATGTATTTTTCATTGCGGAGAATCTTGTTGATAGTGCTGGTGTGCCATTTTGGTTTTCCGGCACCGGTGAGAATCCCGTCAGCTTCCAGACCGGCGGAAATCTTGTCCATGCTGAGGCCTTCCAGATATTCGCGGTAGATCCGCTTAACAATTTCCGCCTGTTCCGGGTCGATGACCAGATTTCCATCCGCATCTTTTGTATATCCGAGGAAGCGATTATGGTTGATTTGCACTTTCCCCTGCTGGTATCGGTATTGCAATCCCAGCTTTACGTTCTGGCTCAAGGACTGCGATTCCTGCTGGGCCAGAGATGCCATGATGGTGATAAGTACCTCTCCCTTGGCCTCCATTGTGTTGATGGACTCCTTCTCAAATTGAACCGGAATGTTCATATCCTTAAGTTGGCGGATATATTTTAGGCAGTCCAGTGTATTTCTGGCAAATCGGCTGATGGATTTGGTGATAATCATATCAATTTTACCATCCTTGCAGTCGTCAATCATGCGATTGAATTCCTCACGCTTTTTCGTGTTCGTGCCGGAGATACCGTCATCGGCATAGATTCCGGCAAATTCCCAGTCTGCATTTTTCTGAATAAATTCGGTATAGTGTGCTACCTGCGTTTCATAGCTGGTAGCCTGCTCATCGCTGTCAGTACTGACACGGCAGTACGCTGCGACTCGGAGCTTTGGTTTTTCTTCTTCCTGCTTACGTGCGGTATTTCCAACCTGACGCCTTGCAGGAATCAGCATTACATTTCCCATTATTTCATCTCGCTTTCTATGAGGTTGTACAGATATTCTGCCTGCTTGATGGGATTATCATAAAAGGCAGTGACCTCGCCCACATGGAAAAAGGTCGGTATCTGTATTTGCCTCTTTTGTGTTTTCTTATTGTTACGACCAAGGGCGGTAGCTCTGCGCTTACGTTCTTCCCGTGCTTTACGATAGGTGTCCTCATCAATGATTGCTGGGTAAAAGCTGTCTCCCAGATAGTGCTCATTTTCCATTAGACGCTTGGCGGTGCCGTGGTAGGTTTTGATTCCAGCTTCGGCAGCTGCTTTGGATAAGGAAAGCCCATCCAGATAATTTTGATAAAGCTGTCGGATTTTGTCGGCAGCAGGTTCATCGACAACTGCAATGCCGTTCTCAATTCGATAGCCAAATGGTGTATGGCCCATTTAATCACCCATCCTTTCTGTGAATGTAAGCCCACATTTTAAAATAAAGAGGACTTCATTTCTGCTTTGGACTTCGATGTGGTCTGCTAATTCTTCAAATAGCTCCTCGCTGTATTCGGTGAGCATTTCGCTGTGAGCAACAAACTGGAGCAGCATGGCTGTTTCCGTCACCTTTGCCGCGTCACCAGTCATCGAGGTCGTGATGGTTTCAATATCTGAGCGATAGGAATCCGCCTGAAGAAGAAGCGTGTTCATTTCCTGATTGTACAAAATCTGGTCAATATAGCCTTGCGCCATCAGCTTGGTCAGGGTTTCTCTCTGCTCGCTGTTTTGTTCCAGAAGGCGCTCCAAATGCTGGATGCGCTGGACAGCTTCCTCACCGGATGAATTTTCCAGTGCCTTGAGGTAAGGCTTCAAGAGAAACTTGTGGCTGTAGATGAGCTTGTTCATCATGGTTATGAATGCAGCCTTCAATTCCTCGTCATAAATGTACTTCATGGAGCAGGCGTTTTTATCGTTGATGTGCGTGTTGCAGGTCCAAGCGACATACTTATAAGTAGAGCAGGAGTGAATCCTGCGCTTGAAGGTATTCCCACATTCGCCGCAGATAATTTTGCCGGAAAATGCATAGCGCTGTTGGTATTTGCCGTTGCCTTTTTGAATCCCTTTTTCCAGAGCTCGCTGGTCGACGAGTGCATTTGCTGCCTCAAAATCCTCATGACTGATAATCGCCTCATGGTGCTTGGACATCATGTATTGGTCCACTTCCCCGTGATTTTTATGCCGATTGAAATTATCATCGGTATAGGTCTTTTGAAAAATTACATCGCCTGTGTATTTCTCATTTGCTAACATGCCTCGAACACTGGAAGAGGTCCAGCGCCCATTCTTTTTCGAAGGAACAGCCTCAGCATTTAGTGCATCCGCGATTGCGTTGGTGCCTTTGCCAGAAAGAACATCGGAGAAAATTCGCTTTACTATTGCTGCCTGTTCCGAGTTGACGGTGAGATTTGTTCCGTCCCAGTCGTAGCCGTAAGGAGCGTAGCTAAGCTTGAACGTTCCGTTTTGAAATCTGCGTTTGATAGACCATTTGGCATTTTCTGAAATGGATGCAGATTCGCCTTCTGCCATGCTGCTGAGGATAGCAAGGAACAGTTCACTTTCCATTGAACCGGTGTTAATATTTTCCTTCTCAAAGAAAAGCGGAATATTCAGGCTCAGCAGCTTTCTTACTAGCTCCAAGCAATCTGTGGTGTTTCGAGAAAATCGGCTGATGGATTTTGTAATAACAAGATCTATCTTCTTTGCTTCACAGTCTGCAATGAGACGGAGCAGCTCCGGACGTTTTTCAGTTTTGGTGCCGGTGATGCCTTCATCATAATAAAGACCGGCGAACTGCCAATCATCACGGGATGTAATGTAGCGTTCGTAGTGACTTTTCTGCACGTTCAGACTTTCCAGCTGGGCATCACTTCCGGTGGAAACTCGGCAGTAGGCCGCAACGCGCAGTCTCTGTTTTACAGTTTCCGCATTCTGCACACTTTCGATTTTTGTTACCTTCTTCACGGTAGTTCACCTCCCTTTGTCAGTGTCACATATTAGCTCTGAATCCCTTTATTATCAACGAATTTCGGCCATAATCTCGACCCAAAGTGGAGAGAATGTGTCCCGATTTATCTGCGTTAAATTGTTGAATTCTGACAAGGAAATAAGTCCAAGCGTCAGCATCTGCTCGGCGGTTCTTTGCGCCTGAAAATAGCTGTAATCCTGACGAAGCTCGTCTTGGGTGATCTGCTTAGGTGCGATATTTAAGTGTTCTGCTACATCCGTCATAGGCAGAGAAGAATTATTTTCTTTCATGTGTTGCCTCCAATCCGAGGGAATCCCTCACTACTTAATGGAGGTGAGAAGCTCGATTGGCCGAAAGAAAATAAAAAAAGGGCCTGTAGGAGAAAACTCCCACAGACCCAGTGAATCAGCATGCATTATAATTTTTTTACAAAATCCAGAGAAATCCATCCGGCACCGGATTTTAGCTTGCCCCAAAGAGCAGCACCTTCTCCTTTGGATTCCTGAACGATGGTGAAGACGCCTTTGCCAGTGAACTGTCCGGTTCTGCCATAGTTGGTTCCCGGTCCTTTGCGGATATTCAGATTAGAGATAGTGACTTCAACCTTATAAGACGTATCCCCGGAAGGGGCCTGAGCAGGCTTGGAAGAAGTCGGATAGACGACATTTCCAGATGCATCAAATACCTTGTAACCAGAATTTTCATCTGCTTTCTTCTTAGCATTTGCCAGCACCTTGTATGCGCCGAGCTGACTTTTGGAATCAGTCCAGGATTTGCGAACGCGGTACATCTGGGCAGCGGGCTTGGAAGTATCACCAGAAGGCTTGATAGTTCCATTCATTGCGGTTTTGACATCCTGACGGAATCCGGACATCGTGTAAGCAAGGCCGAGACCTTTCCAAAGATGCTCTGGATCACCATGATTGGAGGCGATGCCACGAGCATGTCCCTCCTTATGGGAAATGATGACACCATCGCCTAGAGGGTTCAGATTGTACTGCTTGCAGAGCATTGCAAAAAGCTCTACAGCAGAATTGTAGGTGCGTTTTGCAACAGCCTTTGCTGTGGCAAGGTCACTGCAAGTGAAAGAGGAGCCGCTGGTATATTTAATACAGCCAGGTTCACACATTTCTACACCGATATGCGTGTTATTGGCCGCACTACCAGCATGCCAGCCACGATGATTCCAAGGAAGGGTCTGGTAGACGGTTCCATCATTACCATCGATAAATCCGTGGACGCAAGCGTTATCAAAACTTGCCTTATTCCAGTTGTTAATAAAAACGGATGCCTTTGGCTGGGGGCATCCGACGGAGTGAAGCATAAGACCTTTCACTGTTATTTTTCTACCTGCTGTGTAGCAGGGGTTCTTTGTAAGAATAGATTGTACGAGTTTCATGTTATTCACCTTCCTTTGTGCTGTGGTCGTGAAGCTGTTCTAATACGGTTTTGATTTTTTCCGGTACCGGTAATCCAAGATGTGCTGCATTTTCAAGCAGGCTGATTCCTTCATTGGAAATATAGAAAAAGATAATCGCCGTGCGAAGAACACTGCCGGAGCCGATGACATGAACATCGAGTATATTGGCGATGCCTACAAGCAGGAAAATCAGCACCTTTCTGCAGATGCCTTTGAAGCCAACCTCGCTGGATAGGGTGCGATTGGAAATCGCGCACATCACGCCGGTAATGTAGTCGATGGCAACGAAGATCAGGAGTGCATACAGCAAACCATCACAGCCGCCGAGAAAGTAGCCAAGCCAGCCTCCGATGCCAGCAAAGACCAGTTGAATTGTGTTCCAGAATTCTTTCATAGTGAGTTCCTCCATTTCTGAAAATTGATATAAGAAAAGCAGCTGCCATTATGGTAACTGCGGATAAAAATTAAGCAGTCCTTTTCCACATATAGCATGTAATAAAGGGCTGCAGGTTATTGTGTGCACTTCCAGATCCAGTTGCGGCAGTGGAACCGGAAATCGTATGGGTATGAGAACCGTTACTGGTTGTTGTTTTATTGCTAAGAGCTGTGTAACCGGAAGTTGCATCAACAAGGACTCGGTTTCCGCTGCTGGTTCCCCATGCCGCCTTCTGATTCTTTAAGTCATGCGTATGAGCACCACCGCTGGCGGTAGCAAGTGTACCTTTGGCATGGCTGTGGGATGGGAGCTGCGCGGTTGTTAGTGTGACAGTCGAGGCACCGCCGGTTTTTTCTACAGCATTGAAATCCGTGTTGGAGGTATCGACGCCTACCGGAACACGTTCGCTTCCCCAGGCAATCCAAGTTCCTCCAAAATAGGTGCTAGGGTTTACATTGTTCACACTCATGTAAATGCTGCCGACAGGGTAAACTGCGCCGATGGCCTGTTTGATGTAATCGCTCAAAAGTTTTCCATACACCTTCACGTTCCATTTTTCTGATACTTCAAAGCAGTTGTCGGTCTCAGAAACCTTACCGATTGCAACGCCTTTTCCTCCGCTCTTAAAGTCCATTACAACTGAAGCTGTAGATACGATATCAACAACAGCAATCGTGTGAAAAGCATCCGTCAAGACATACCGGATTTCATAAGAGGTTTCGGTGGAAATCAGTCCGCCGCCAAAAACAAAAGCAGTACCAGAAGTGAAGCTTGCAGAGGCATCGGTCCATGTGCTGGCTCCAGCGACTCGATAGTAGGTAGTGCATGAAATGGTGTTTTTTGAGTTACAAGTTGCATAGCTATACGTTACAGTTCCTTTGATATAGGTGCCATCGTCGGATAATGCACCGGTACTTGTACAACGCTGGGAGCTATAGGCACTAAAGGCTGGAGGACTGTATGCAACGACAGAAATTGATACAGTTGCTGCTGCTGAAGTACGTCCTCTAGAATCTGTCACAGTTGCAGTAAAAGTAATCGTTCCGGATGAATTTAGGAAACCGGTTGTGAGCGTTGATGCTGTACCAGAATATCCTCCACCACTGATACTGTAGGATTTGATGGTGGAACCGTAGATTCCGTCAGCACCGCTAATTGTTATTGTCGCCTTGGATTTTGACTGAACATAGATGCCCCACGTACTTGGAACATCGCCATCCACACGAGTTGCGGTCAGACTTCCAATGGTCGGTTTTACGGAAGTAGGAACGGTTAGCGTCAGGGTGCAGGTTTTGGAGCCGATGCTGGTCGATCCGTTATAGGTCGTACAGGTAATTGTACATATACCACTGGTGGTACTTGGAATCTGGCTCGCCAGTGATATAGGTGGCGTCCAAGATACCGAGGTTGCTGTTGTCTTTGTGGCGATTGTACCGGAAGTACTGCCAAAAGCATAGGTTAGCGTGTGTGTAAAAGAGGACGATGCACGGCTGATGGTAACAGTTGTGGCTGTACCCATTGATGTATTGGATGCTGACACGGAGGATGCCCTTGCAATGGAATCTAGTGTGATGGTTGCACTTGCAGAAATTGAGCTGTAGTATGTGCCACTTAGGGTTGCCTGGATATTAAAAACAGCACTGATGGTGAGAGATTTCGAACCATCACTACTGTGTGAAACTGTTCTGGATACCGTTCCCAGCAAATGCGTCCCAGTGCTGGAGATGGAAGATGAAGAGTAGGACTGAGCTGTTCCGTCAATTGTACACGTATTGCTACGTGACCCGATACTCAAACTCCAGTCATTAACCAGATATAGCTTACAGGTAATTGTACTTGTATTTGCTGATATATTTTTTGACTGCGACCAGTCTACTCGCAGTGTATAATGCCCACTCTTGATAGAGCCGGAAAAGCTGCCGCTTGATGCCAATCAGCCCACCTCCTTTACGATGACGGAGCTCTCCACTTGATGGAGAGGTTGCCGTTTGTTCTTGGAATAAAATCAAACCATCCGCGGCTCTCGTTGCCGAGGGATAGCTTGTTGCGGATTTCTGCATTTGTAATAACAAGGCTTTGATTAGAAATGTAAGCAATCTTTTGCCCGTTCTCCTTGAATGCTAATTCTTCATTGGAAAGCTCCGCAGTAAAGGCATTTCCGACTTTGCCCAGTTCAATCAATGCTCCCTTGAAGCGGATGTATTCTTCTAAGAGTGCTTGGTTGATTGCTACGGTATCTTTGATTTCATCCGTAGTCTTGGTAAAATCCATACGGATTTCCGTGCTGTTTTGTGTGATGCTGGATTCAAAATCTCGCTGTATAATTTCCATCTCAGTCCGTGAAATGTACTCTTCACGGACCGCAAGATTGATTTGTTCGGAGGTCTTTGTGATTTCCGAATAGCACTCGCGCACGTTTTCCTGCAATACGGAAATATCATCAAATGCAGCATTTACCGTATCTTTTGCTTCATTGGCAGCTGTTTCTGCAGATTCTGCTTTGGTGACTGCCTGCTTGATTACTTCTGTTTTACCAAGAAGGTCATCCGAGAGCTCCGTAATATTTTGATTTTGCTTTGCAGAAATAGAAGTCAGCTTGATACCGCTGGCTCCAATGGTGATGGTGTTGCCGGAGGAGTTTAAGTAATCTATGGTTTTGCTCATGCAGGCGTAACGACCATCAATCCCGTGTGGAGTGGAAATACAATCCACAAACTGTCTCGCATGGATACTGCCAATGTCTGAGCCGGTATCGGATTCATCGATGATGGTGAGTTCCATGCTGGTGATGCCGGAGATCAGTTCTGTTAATCTGGCATTGGCCTTCGTCAGAAGATTCGCCGGAAGTGTGACATCATCCCAGATTTCAGTGGTCCATATCCACCCGATTTCTTTGACAGCATCTGCATCATATACATAATTGACGCCATCATTGACGGAAGTGATATCGATGCGAGTATCGGTTTCCGTTTCATTTCCTTCCGCATCAGTGGTCTTTTCCTTTGCTCCCAGTGGAATGAGGGCAGTGATTCGTTCTGTATGATCACGAGTGATTTTTACATCCAGCAGATTTTTTCCGTATTCTACAGATTGGATAGAGCGAGCATTGAACTCTGCAAGGTAGTCCAGTACCTTTCCAGTCTCCGTGTAACGGACCATCAGATAGCCGCCATGTGTATTGATGAGCTTGCTCTTGATGGCATCCAAGGTGCAGGAATACTCCGAATTGCTGTAGCTGATGTAATCGTTGTTATCTGTTACGGTTATATCTCCAAGTGTGAACTGCTTTTTTTCTTCCACGGATTTGTTATGAACAGAAAGAAAATATTCCAGCAGGCCCTTGAGTGTCCCTTTATAGGAAAAGGGCGGTTGCTGGCTGTCTTTCAGGTAAGCCAGAGCAGATTCGCAGGTCCAGGTATGTGAATTATAAAAATCACTGCCATCATCTAGAGCCCGGTCTTCAAATACCGTGGTATTTCCCTTTTTGCAAACGATGGAGGATGCCATCGGATGAATGGTATCCAGATACGGATGATGAAAGGGTGCAGATAGCGTGAAACTGTCAATGTTTTGTGCATCCTCAGTTAATTTGGCTTGTGTGATAGCAAGCTGCGATAACTGCGGATGATAGAATAACTGGCCGTCTACAAATATACGAAATAAGCTCATAGGCGTCCCTCCCTGAACCGGAAGGTTGTGGTGCCTGTCCCGGTGATAGTGGCAGTGTTTGTGCCGGACTGCAATTCAAATTCTGGTATGGTCCAAGTACCAATACTGAGTGTTTTTCGGAAGGTATCTTCGCCAACACTCCAGCTGAGATCCGTTTCCGCTGTTGTTGTTATCGTGGGAACAACAGGCATGTAATCGTTGTGAATGGAAACCGTGCCAGAGCCGGTAAAATCCACGACCGTTTCTTCCGTGTGATAGCGATAGGAATCGGCATCCTCACAGGAAATGACCATCTGGCCTTTCCCGGACAGAGGATCGTACTCTGAAGTGAGCTCCAAAGTTCCAAGTACATAAAGTTCCGGTTCCTCACTGGTCGCTACTTTTACAAGCTGTCCACCATAGAGATTGGCCATGTCAGCGACCATCTGGTCATAGCGTTTTCGATCTCCTAGCATAGAAAAAGTCAAAGAAAAGCTCCGAGGCTGATAGGATACACGCCCCAGAGCTTCTGTATAACGAATGGGAGAGTTCCTTCCCGGCACTACAATCGTATTGGTTTGAGATTGCGGTGTGGGAAAGGAGATTTTTTCTCGAAGCCAGCCCATGTCAGCGACTGATGCTCCGTTTAAACTAATATCAGGTGTCATAGACTGAGCCTCCTTTGTAATTTTTGTGCTTGGCCAAGACCGCCATCGATGGATGGAAGAAGATGGCCGACCAGAGTACCATCCTCTAAATAAATTCCCTTGCTAGAGTTGTCTGCGATGACAGCCAGATATTTTTCCATTGCACTCGTATTTAAGTGGTTAGAAATCATGGATTCCAGCTGTTTGTAAAATCCAGCCAGAGGAAGAATTGCTTCTGCGCCCGCTTCCCCACCAGCCATCAGGCTAGAGCCGTTCATGCCAAAGATTGTAGGGCCGGTCATGATACCACCTTCCTTGTACCAGTCAATGGACAGATGTGGCACACTTGGAGGTGCTATGGATAACTTACCGGATACCCGGAAGTGTGGCAGTTTAATATGAGGAAGGGACAGTTTCATTCCGGAGAAAAATCCCTTGATTGCATTTACCACAGACTGCACCTTGCTTTTGGCAGCTTCGATTGGTGTGATGATAGCAGATTTAATGCCATTCCATACGCTGGTAGCTGTGCTTTTTATTCCGTTAAATACAGAGGATACTGTACTTTTTACGGAATTGAATACCGAGCTGACCTTATTCTTAATTCCATCAACAACTGTGCTGATAGCGGATTTGATGCCGTTCCATGCAGTTGTTGCCACAGATTTTATAGCGCCAAATACTGTCGTTACGATGGATTTTATTGTGTTTAATACTGTAGAAACCTTTGTGCTGATTGCGGTCCAAACAGTTGAAATGACGGTCTTGATGGCATTCATTATGGTGGAAATAACTGTGGAAATTGCAGAAAGCACAGTGGATACCTCGGCTTTTATCTTGTTCCATGCGGCAGTGACGATTTCCTTGCAATTCTCCCAGATAAACTGGAACGGGAGCGTAATAATATCAACAGCGGCACTGATAATGGAGCCAATCGCCATAATTGCGAACTGAACTACGTTTTTTATCGTTTCCCAAATTCCAGTGAAGAAGGTAACGATGCCATTCCAAATACCCTCGAAAAAGGCTTTGATGTTGTTCCATACCGTGGTCCAGTTGGTGCCGAACCATCCAAGAACTACATCGGCCACGCCTTTGATGACATTGAGGATGTTGGTAAAATAACTGGAGATTCCATTCCAAATGGAAGAGAACACTTCCTTCACGCCCGTCCAAGCCTGGCTCCAATTTCCGGTAAAGAGTCCGATAAAGATGTCGAGAATCCCCGTAATAACGCCAGTTATTGTGGATAGGATAATGGCGATGTTATTAAATGCGCCTTCAAAAACAGGAGCCAGTACCTGACAAAAGGCATCCCAGACCGTTTTTATTACATCTACGATATTTGAAAATTGAAAGCCGAGAGCATTGAGCCTGTCTACAATTCCCTGACAGAAACCGGAGATAGTGTCTTTAATACGGGTCCAGGTACCGATGATCGCTTCTCGGAATCCGTCATTTGTTTTCCAAAGATGCGCAAAGGCAGCAACTAAAACAGCGATGACAGCGACCACAGCTAATACAGGCGCTGAGATACCGCCAAGTGATGCTCCAAGTTTTCCGAGAACGCCGGTTCCGCCCTGGATAGCAAGCTTAAGTTTGCTGACGCCATTGGCCAGTTTTACAAAGCCCTGCATGGCCACACCGATTTTCGATATGGTAGTACCGATGATGATGAGCAGTGGCCCGATAGAAGCGACCAGAAGTGCAATCGTAATAATCGCTCTTTTGGTACCTTCATCCATGCTATTTAGCTTATCTACAAATCCTTGGAGTTTCGAGACAATAGAGCGGATTGCAGGCATCAGAATATCACCGAAGGAAATCGCAAGCTCCTGAAGCTGAGATTTTAGGATGGTCAGCTGACCGGCAAGGTTGTCCTGCATAGTTGTTGCCATTTTCTCAGAGACACCATCGCAGTTAGCAATTGCACCGGAGAGCTTATCGACATCCGCAGGTGCGGCATTCATCAGCGCAAGAAACCCGGACATGGCATTTTTGCCTACAAGGGACTCAGCTGTCTGTGCCTTTTCTGATTCTGTGAGGCCGCCAAAAGCGGTGCGACAGTCACCTAAGATATCAGAAAGGCTGCGCATGGAACCGTCTGCGTTTGTGGTTGCAATGGTGACATCTCCGATGGCCTTACCGCTGATTTTTATATCGCCGGAAAGGTTGTTCATAATAGTACGAAGTGCAGTACCGGCCTGCGTGGACTTGATACCGGCATTGGCCATAAGGCCGATGGCTTCAGCAGTGTCTTCTGCAGAGAAACCGAGGGCACCAGCAATCGGTGCACAGTATTTAAATGTTTCTCCCATCATAGAAACATTCGTGTTTGCATTGGAAGATGCAGCGGCAAGAATGTCAGCAAAGTGACCGGAATCCTTGGCGGTAAGACCAAAAGCGGTGAGGGCATCTGTTACGATATCTGAAGTTGTCGCAAGATCCTCATCGGAGGCGGCAGCCAGATTCATAATGCCTTCGATACCATCCAGCATATCTCCGGTTTTCCATCCAGCCATCGCCATGTAATTCATTGCCTCTGCAGCTTCTGTTGCAGAGAATTTTGTTTTTGCACCCATTTCACGGGCTTTGTCTCGAAGGGCGTCAAAGTCATCGCCGGTAGCACCAGAAACAGCAGCAACTTGACTCATGGCAGAATCAAAATCAGCAGCTGTTTTTACTGCGGCGATACCAACGCCACCAATTACAGTGGTTACGCCCATCATCTTTTTACCGGCCCCGGCGATAGAATTACCGACGGATTCCATCTTTTGTCCAGCTACATCAATTTTTGAAAGCGTAGTGCTTGTTGTGGCAGCTTCCTGCTGCAGGCGTCGTAATTCTTCCTCAGTTTCTATAATTTCACGCTGAAGTGCGTCATATTTGTCCTGACTGAGTTCGCCGTTTTCCAGCTGCTGTTTGGCCTGCTCCTGTGCTACCTTCAGTGCATCCAGCTTTTCCTTGGTGGCTTCGATTGCATCCTTTAAGAGCTTTTGCTTTTGCGCAAGAAGTTCTGTGTTTGATGGGTCCAGCTTCAAAAGTCGGTTGACGTCCTTTAAGGCAGACTGCGTTGTTCGGATGGAAGTATTGACCGACTTTAATGCTTTATCAAGGCCGGTCGTATCACCGCCAATTTCTACGGTGATACCTTTGATTCGGTTTGCCATGTGTACGTCACCTCCTTAGAATTTATCGAAGTCCTCCTGTGTTGCAATTTGCTGATATTTCACGTCGTCATTTCCTTTTTCAGTCCAGATGTCCATCACCATTCCGATGGTCAAAAGGTCGAGGTCACAGATGGAAATACCTATTTCAATACAGCGCAGGAGGAACAGTGGTGTGGTCATTTCCCGGCTACTGCGATGAAGTTTTTTTTAGATTCAATATCGGTCTGTAGATTCATGCCCCAGAGTTCAAGAATTTCTGGGAGTACCTCGTAGATGGAAAACATCTCAAATTCATCCAGCCATTCTTCAATGGTAGAGGGAATGCTGTGGTCAGCATGATAAGCCATGATATAGGCCACATTTTCAAAAATCTCCAGGTCTTCAATCTCAAAGGAAGAGCCATCCTCGGATTTTCCTTTATAAGAAGATTCAAGACGAGACAGGTCCTTGAAGATATCACGCTTGAATTTCACACGATACAATCTTGGAATTGTAGCGGAGGAGCGAAACTTGACCTGCTTATCACCGATTGCAATTGTTTTTTCTAACATAGGTTATTCCTCCTTAACCGACGGTCTTTGGTACCGGAACATAGACAGTGTCGTACCAAGTGTTATAGGTTTCTGCGTCTGTGGCATCTCCGGTGCGGCTCTTAACCAGGCCATCTTCTCTAGGATCGGCAGTAAGAGAGAGCTTCTCAGTGCCCGGCTCGATGGTATCCTCTTTGGTCTCGGACTCAATGGAAGGACGCGAGGTACTGCAGTTATAAAGAACGTGACGGATGCAACGAACATCCCCATCAAATTCAAAGAGCAAAGCAAACTTCTCTGTTTCCGTGATATTTGATTTTTCAATGAGAACGCCATTGGTATCAAGCTCTTCCTTCAGAATCTCAGTGCGGAACCACTCTGGAATGAGTGCGATTTCCAAGTCGCCGCTATAGCCGTTGTTGGCAGTGGAGCGGAAATATACAATGCCATCTGCATAGAATGGGGAGCTATCACCTTCGGCATCCAAGCTGATGCTGACAGCGCCTGGAATAGCAACTGGCTTTGCATAGGAAAAAGTGCCGTCCTCGCCACGAGTGAGCTTGGCGGCATGTACATTTTTCAGGTTGTATTTGACTTTATTACCCATAATGATTAAACCTCCATTTCAAATGTGTAGAGGACTTCATAAAGCTTTTCACTTTCAATCCAGATCTCTGTTTTGTTATAAAAAATGCCGTGCTCATCAAGCACAGCCTCAAGTGTTGCTTCTGTTTTTGGGTCCTTACAATCACAGTAGAGTTCGATGTTGACCTCATTAATTTTGTAGTAGACCCGGCCATCGGCAGAATAGTTATGACTGCCCGGAAGCAGATAACAGATAAAGGGCGGAGCTGGTGCTTCACCTTCTGCAAAGTGATCATAGGCAAAAGGCAGCTTCAGTTCCGCTAGAATTTGTAGTAGCTTATCCATTTTTCAGGCACCTCTCAATCTCGGCTTCCAGTTCTTTGATTCCTACTTCTTCTGCCGGAGCAATATGAGCGCGACCAGCCACACGGCCTCCGCCACGCTTGGCATGGCCAAATTCCAAAAGATGTGCCAGTTGATAGCGAGTTCTGGAATACACTGTGACCTCAAGTGCATTTGATGTCTCTTTTGTATTCTTCACAGACCAACTTTTGCTGTAAGCACCGGTATCCTTGGGCGCAGTAGCTTGGATTTCCTTTTTTACGGTAGTACCAGCTTTTTTGACGGCAGCTTTCATATCCATAGTTGCAAGATCCGCATATTCAGTCAGCTCTTTCATAACAGCATCGGCAAGGCCATCAATCTTGATTCTTTGTGCCATATTATCGCCTCACTTTCTGACAGGAGAGCTTGATGCATTTCCTTTTGAAATTCATGTGATCTACGGCCAAAATGTCGTAGAGCTCTCCACAAAAAACCACGCGAAAGGCAGTGGAAGTAATTGCTGCGGCCTTCTTGCAATAGCGGATCGTGAAGTCTATTTTGGAATCATCTACCACAAGTCCGGCATCGGTTTCTTCTTTACCAGCTTCAGCACTTACTGTGGCATAGCAGGAGTAGTATTCCTTCCAGGTGCTCTTATGATTTCCAATTGCATCGACAAGCGTTTCATTTTTCATAATGTTGATGCGAACATTCAAAAGTTCAATTTTCATCAGAAGGCCTCCTTCCTTGTTCCAAACAGGAGAGAACGCAATGTAAGCGTCAAGGCGTGGTGGTCTGCTTCTTCTCGGTGTTCATAGAGATAGGCCACAGCATAATAAATCGCTGGTTTTGCGTTTGCAGTGGATTCAAAGGCAGCCTCATCCTCTGTTCTAACAATATCCATGCAAAGGCTTGTTGCTGATGTGATAAGCGCTGAGATGAGACCATCATCGTCGTCATAGTCCACCCGGAGATATTGCTTCATTTCTTCTATAGTAACAATCATATCTGGCATCGCCTCCAATCATGAAAATAGGTAGTGTCACCCAAAGTAGATGACACTACCCGTATTGTTATTAACCGACAGATGCGCTACCGGATAACTTCAAAATCTGTACAGCCTCCGGAAGGATGAGCTTACCATCCACACGTTCCTTGGCAACATAGCCAATCAAGCCATTTCCGGCAAAGAGCTCGGTGAGCTGCTTGAAGGAACGAGTGCCACGGTCGCCGATGTTGTAATAGCTGTAATCGCCAAAGGCAATTGCATTCTCCGGTGCAAACTGAGAGGTATAAACGGAATAGCCCAGCACCTTGTCTGGTTCCCCGGCCTGATAAGAAGGCTGCCAGATATAGGCTCCGTTGCTATCCTTAAATTTACGGATGGTAGCAATGGTGCGGTCATTCATGATGAAGGACGCATTCTTACGGTACGGACGCTTAAGAGCATAGACCAGATTAAACAGGTCATCTGCTTTCAGTGCTGCCGTAAGGGTTTCAGCTACCTGACCACCGCCGGTTTCAGCAAAAAGGCCAAGCGGCTGACCGGTACCAGTACCATTGAGGAAGGCGTCCTCCTCGGCATTGGCGAGGGCTTTACCAAACTGTCCAATGATGTAGCTTTCCAGATTGAAGGCGTTATCATAGAGCAATTCCTCGGTCACTTTGATTGCAACATGAAGTTTATGAGCATCCAGCAAAATCTGAGAGAAGGTTGCATCCGAGAACTGGAGTGCACCGCCTTCCTCAATCCATGCAGCGGCAGGTTTTGTTGCAGCAATATTGATTTTGTGCTCACCGCTGGTAGTAATGGTGTGGGCCAGCTGACGCATAATATTTCCGTCTGTAAGGGCCTGAATCAAGCGATTGTCATATTCTTCCGGTACCAGATAACCACCATCGGCATCTACACCTTCCTGCAGGAGATTGGATACCTGACGGAAGTTGGTACGAAGGGCCTGAAGCATACCATTTTTATATTCGTCGGATGCACGACCGGTTTTTGCTTCCGGCTGTTTTCCTGTTACCGGCTTAGAAGTAAGTGGTGTATTGACCGGCTTTGAAAGCTCGGCCTCCAGTGCCTCCTGACGTTCCAAGCGAGCGATTTCCTTACCTAGATCTGCAATTTCCTGTTCCATTCTGGAGTAGGTTGCATCGTCTTCAGCAGTAAGAGTACCTTTCTCGGTACGATGAGAATCAAGAAATGCCTTTGCAGCATTCCATGCAGTATTACGTTTTTCACGCAGTTCTAAAATAGTCATAATCGAATACCTCCGTTAAATGTAATTTTTGATAAGGTCAAGACGCTCCATGAGAGTATCTACGGAGCGTTCTGGTGTTTCGGACTTTTGGATACGGCATTTTGCAGCCAACTTATCCATGAGAGAATTGGTTACAGCGGCACGGGAGAAGAGCATTGGCGCAGAGGCACTGTTTTCTACAGGTGCATCTGAAGGTCTTGTCAAGATTTCATCTGCAAATCCCAGCTCCACAGCACTATGTGCATCCATCCAAGTCTCGGCATCCATGAGATGGGAGAGCTTGGCACGGCTCATTCCAGTTTTAATTTCATAGGCATTGATGATGGATTCCTTAACCTCAGAAAGCATTGATATGGCCTTTTGCATTTCATTGGTATCGCCCATAGCGACCGTCATCGGGTTATGAATCATAAGCATTGACATCGGAGATACCAGTACCTTTGTACCAGCCATAGCGATGACAGAGGCAGCAGAGGCAGCAATACCGTCAATTTTTACCGTGACGTTTCCGGAGTAATCCATCAGCATGTTATAAATCTGGGCTGCGGCCACACAGTCGCCACCCGGAGAGTTAATCCAGACAGTAATGTCACCGCTGCCAGAGAGTAGCTCATCTTTGAAGATCTTCGGTGTGACATCATCGTCAAACCAGCTGTCCTCGGCGATGGTGCCGTTTAGAAACAGCGTCCTCTCCAGTGTTTCCTCCTGAGTCGTCTGATTGGTTACCGTCTGGTTCTTCCACTTCCAGAACTTCTTCATCGTTCGTTTCCTCCTTTCCGGCAGCGGTGGTCGCTGCAAATATTCCTGCATCCTCCAGTTTGGTCATGTTTCCGTTGATGAGATATAAATCACCACCGAGTTCTGGTGGGATGAGGTCTAGGTTTTCAAGTTCACGGATATCATTTGCAGACATCCAGCCGTTCTGCCTTGCTGTGGCATAGCCGTTCATGCGGCTTTGATAATCGCCACGGAGGAGACCATCGACATTGAACTTCACAAAATAAGCAACCTTCTCTGTTTCAGATAGAAGTGCCCGGTTGATGGACTGTTCCCAACGGACAATCCAAGGTTCTAGGGTGTACTTCACAAACTCGAGAGATTGCTGCTCAATATTAGAAAAGCTCGACTTCTCCAGATCACCGACCATGTGGGGCGGTACTCTAAAGATTCGAGCAATTTCATCTATCTGAAATTTTCTTGTTTCCAGAAACTGTGCTTCATTTGGGGAGATAGAGATTGGAGTGTATTTCATTCCTTCCTCTAAAACCGCTACCTTGTGGGCGTTATTTCCAGAAAAGCCTTTATTCCAGCTTTCTCTAACAGCTTCTGGATTTTTTACGGTACCGGGATATTCAAGGATTCCACCCGGTGTGGCACCGTTTGAAAAGAATTTTGCGCCATATTCCTCTGTAGCAATAGCAAGTCCAATCGCATTTTTGGCCATCGCGATGGGAGAGTAGCCTACAAGACCGTCAAAGCCAAGCCCCGGAATATGAAGAACATCCGACGGTTTTAAGGTGACCGTGCCATTTTTCATAGTTGGTGCATCGGAGTCTTGCATCTGGTATTGATAGTAAAGATGGCCTTTATCGTTACGGTCTACGCTCATTCGGTTGGCCATCAAAGGATAGAGCGCGATGACTTCGCCCTTGCCATTTCGAATAATCTGCGCATAGGCGTTTCCGTAAAGAAGCAGGTGCGTCATCAGGGTCTCCCGAAAGACAAAGGATGTCATTTCCGGATTCGGCTCATCATGTATCAGGCGATACAGCGGATGCTTGATTGCCTTTTCCTTGCTGCCGGAGTCGGTGTATTGATAAACATGAACTGGCAGGCCAGCAATAGATTCGGAGAGAATCCTGACGCAAGCGTAGACGGCAGTCATCTGCATGGCACTTCGTTCATTCACAGCTTTACCGGAATTACTGCCGCCAAACAGGAAGCGGTAAGCGCTGCCGTTGGTGCTGTTGGTGGGCTTGTCTCTTGACCGGAATAGTCCTGATAAAAATCCCATAAATAGTCCTTTCTGCCTCAGTGGGCGAATAAATTTTAAAGTTTCGTCATAAAATATCGTTAGCAAATGCTTGCAATCGCAAGCAAAAATGAATATAATATAAGAAAAAAGGAGGCGATACTATGGCAAACACATCCGCTGTATATGCAAGAATAGATACCAATCTTAAGGATAGCGCTGAAGGAATCCTTTCTCAGTTAGGCATCTCTCCATCAAGTGCAATTCAGATGCTTTATAGCCAGATTGTACTGAAGAAGGGCATGCCGTTTGATTTACGTCTTCCTTCTTCAAAACCTGTCGCCGTTGGTGCTATGACAAGAGAACAGCTTGATGCAGAACTCCAAAAGGGTGTTGATTCCATCAAAGCAGGAAAGGTATATTCTGCAGATGAAGTTGATGCAGCACTTGCGAAGGAGTTTGGTATATGACGGAAAATTATACAGTCAGCTACTCTGAGGATGCACTTAATGACCTGAGAGAAATCTACACTTATATTGCAGATGAACTTCTTGTTCCAGAAACCGCCACTGCTCAGGTGGGGCGCATCCGGAAAGAAGTCCGTTCCTTGAATTTCATGCCTGCACGTTATGCATTGGTCGAATGGGAACCGTGGCACTCTATGGGAATGCATCAGCTCCCAGTGAACAACTTTATTGTGTATTATCTGGTTGACGATGAAGCTGGAACTGTTACAGTAGTCCGTATTTTCTATGGTGGCCGTGACATTGAAGGAATCGTAAATTCACATGAATAAACAGTAGTGGAGCTTTTGCTAAAACAAAGGCTCCATTTTTATATGAATAAGATCCCTCTGTCATCATAGACAGAAGCACCGGTATTATTTCCACAGCGGATCGCACGGTCAAGCCCCATAATAGTGGCAACTGCACCGTCGATTTTTTCTGTGGATTTTTCTTTGTCTGCTTTTACATTACCAGCCGGATCAGTACGGATATAAATGTTATCCATCATCCAGCGGAGTACTGGATGACCGCTGTGGGCCAGCCTTTGTTCCAGTGTCAGCTTCATGAGTTCCTTTGTCGGAGGTGACATATCCTTAAAGCCCTGACCAAAAGGGACAACAGTAAAGCCCATACCCTCAAGGTTCTGTACCATCTGGACAGCGCCCCAGCGGTCAAAGGCGATTTCGCGGATATTGAAACGTTCTCCGAGATGCTCGATGAATTTTTCAATGTAACCGTAGTGGACGACATTTCCTTCTGTGGTCTCAAGGTAACCTTGGCGTTCCCAAACATCATAGGGCACATGATCACGCCGGACTCGAAGTTCAAGTGTGTCTTCCGGTATCCAAAAATACGGAAGAATACAGAACTTGTCATCTTCATCCAGTGGAGGAAACACCAAAACAAAAGCAGTGATATCTGTGGTGGAGGATAGGTCAAGGCCACCATAACAAACACGGCCTTCCAGAGATTTTTCATCTACCTTAAATGAGCAGGCATCCCATTTTTCCATTGGCATCCAGCGCACAGCCTGCTTCACCCACTGGTTCAGTCGTAACTGTCTGAATGAATTTTCTTCGCCGGGATTTTGCTTGGCAGATTCGCAGGCGGCTTCGACCTTATCCATCCCAACCGTGATGCCGAGAGATGGATTGGCTTTCTTCCAGACTTCAGGGTCCGTCCAATCATCGGTTTCATCAGCGCCATAGATGACCGGATAGAAGGTTGGATCGATTTTTCTGCCTTCGAGGATATCCTTAGCCTTTTGGTGTGTTTCGTAGCAGATGCTGTTTGTATCCGTACCGGCAGTGGTGATGAGAAAGTAGAGCGGCTGTGTTCTGGCATCACCGGAGCCTTTGGTCATTACATCAAACAGCTTTCTGTTAGGTTGCGTATGCAGTTCATCAAATACGACACCGTGGATATTGAAGCCGTGTTTGGAGTAGGCCTCTGCAGACAGGACCTGATAGAAGCTGTTAGTGGGCTGGTAGACGATGTGCTTCTGGGAAGCAAGAATTTTTACACGTCTATTGAGTGCAGGGCACATACGCACCATATCGGCAGCGACATCAAATACGATGGTTGCCTGCTGGCGGTCAGCTGCACAGCCATAAACCTAAGCTCGTTCTTCCCCGTCTCCACAAGTTAATAGAAGCGCAACAGCTGCGGCCAGTTCTGATTTCCCCATCTTCTTAGGAATCTCCACATAGGCAGTATTAAACTGTCGATATCCGTTTGGCTTCAAAGTTCCGAAGATATCTCTAATAATTTGTTCCTGCCAATCGATGAGCTCAAAGGGCTTACCGGCCCATGTTCCCTTTGTATGGCAGAGACATTCAATAAAATTGACTGCGTAATCCGCCATCTGTTTACTGTAGGTGGAGTCCGCAGCCATAAAGCGTGTCGGTGTGTAGTTTTCAAGTTTTCGCAATGCTTGCGCCTCCTTTCTCTGAAATAAAAATAGCCGCTCGGTGGCGACTTTCGTAACGAGGAACAGCCCCATCCGGGACCGTCCTGCCTGATATCTTGTTCAGGTTAGTTGTGTTCGTTTAGCAGAATACAAAGTGCTAAGTTTGCGGCTTCGCAGGTGGGCTCGATATCCCAGCCTCTATCGTAGTTGGCAATCCACTCTCCATTCAGCTTCAGGCTGAGCTTGGAAATCCTGCCGCCGTTGATGCCATAATCTTCGTTGGGCTCTTCATACTGCTTTATCCAGTAGTGTACAACTTGGTATCTGCCGTCTTTGACCGGAATTCCGATGGTTCCTTCTTTCCACATGGGTTATGCCTCCTTTACCGTCATTTTGATTGCAGGAATAAGGGCATGCTCTCCAGTTTTCCAATCGGTGTAGCGTGCTCTGACCTTGGTAAGGCCTGCCATGCTGATTCCGTGTTCCTCAAAGGCTGCGAGGGTTTCGATGAGGCTTGAAAAAGTGGAGCTGATGGTGAATTCTGTGATGTTGTTTTCTTTCAGGGTCTGTGCGATTTCTGCAATATCGTAATCCCAAATGACCTCGCTAAAGTCGATGAGGTCGTTTCCGGATTCCTTGCTGTTTCTGTAGGCCCAGAATAGGGTGGCGTTGATGCCGAGCTCTTTCAGGCTTCCGTTTCCCTGCTTGATTGCGTCTTCAAATGCTTTAATTTCCTTCATGGTAGTTCCTCCTAAAAATGTGTTTTCCCTTTTGGTAGTACTATATATCACTCTAAAAGCACATAATAGCAAGCTAATTCGAGTCATATAGTACACAAATATTTGTAGAAAAATCTGTGTATTTTAGTCGGTACCTGAGATTTTTCGGCAGCAGTCAACGCCGTAGATAACATTGAGCCCGGAGCCGTTGTCCCAGTCCACCATGATGCTTCCAGTATCGTCTACACCGATGACGGTACCTTGTGTTCCGGTTGATGGGGCCTGCACATCATCCATATGGACAAGTTCCACACGGGTACCCGATGGGTACTGGAGGCGCAGGGCTTCCACCGTTTCCCTATTCGGAAATTGCATGGCCTTCACCTCCTTTGAAAGCGCTGTTGCCAGGAAGCATCCTTATCAGAATCTTGCGGTCCGTCTTGTACTCATCACCGATGAAACCGAGGCGCAGGAGAAAGCATCGGAATGCGTAGCGTTCGTTGTCGACCGGCTTTTCCTTGGCGTTGACCCGTTTCTGCCGTGTGCTCATTTCACAGAGGGCTGCGATAAGGTTACTGTAAGCTCTGATTTCATCGGGCTGCGGAAGTTCGGAAAACCAAGGGAATGAAATGCTATCCTCATGAAGTTCGAAGCGCAGGTCATCAATGTGAAGTGCGTGCTTGATGAGGGAGCCTTTGGCTTCCAGAAGATTTGTGAGGTTTTCAACATTGACCTTGCTAAGTGGAAGCGTAATGGTGAGTCCAGTATCTTCAGTGGAAGCGGCTTCCGGGGCTGTTTCTGTGACAGGATGAAATTCCGTTTCTTCTGGGCAGTAGCCTCCGGCATCCAGAAGGTTGAGCAAATCTTCGAACTCTTCCTGGCTCATCGTGTCTGGGCCTTCGATGTTTCCTTCTCTTGTCAGGAAAAGGTCCCCGATTTTATATCCATAGGAAGGGGCTCTCAGGTAGGTTGGGGTGCTGCCCTTGTATTCGCCAAGCAGTGCTGCCAGCGGCTTTCTTTCTGTTGCGTTTAAAATGATTTTCATGTAGGTCTCCTCCTTTGTTTTGGTAGTACATATATCACTCTAAAGGCACATAATAGCAAGCGGTTTCCGAGGAAAACATCAACAAATATGTGCCTTTGTGATGGTGTACTTTACCTTGCTTACAAAGAAGGAACATCCTCTGGAGCAGTGGCAATTTCCTCATATGAATAAGTTAGTCCATCCCGGATGACGGAAACATTTTCGCTTGAGCCGACCTGCTCGATGTATCGTTTGACGATGACATCACAGAACTTTTCATCCAGTTCAATCATGTGGCAGATACGACCGGTCTGTTCACAGGCGATAAGCGTGCTGCCGGAACCACCAAACGGATCGAGCACCAGCGAATTTGTCATGCTGGAGTTCATGATCGGATAAGCCAGAAGCGGGATAGGCTTCATCGTTGGATGGTCGCCATTTTTCTTTGGCTTATCAAATTCCCATATCGTAGTTTCCTTGCGCCCGGTGTACCATTGGTGCTTCCCGGATTTCTTCCAACCGAAAAGGCAAGGCTCGTGCATCCACTGGTAAGGACTGCGGCCAAGCACAAGGGATTGCTTTTTCCAGATGCAGCAGCCGGAAAGATAGAAGCCGGCATCAGAGAAAGCTCTGCGGAAGTTCAATCCCTCGGTGTCTGCATGGAATACATAAATGGAAGCATCATCGGCCATTGCTTCATACATACGCGTGTAAGCATCCAGCAGAAATTGATAGAACGCACTGTTTTCCATATTATCGTTCTTAATCTTACCGGCACTACCTTCGTAGTTGACGTTATACGGAGGGTCCGTTACGACAAGGTTTGCCTGTTTTCCGTTCATCAAAAGCTCGTAGGTTTCAGATTTTGTGGAATCACCACAGACAAGGCGGTGGTCTCCGAGGAGCCACAGGTCACCAGATTTAGAGAAGGTAGGCTTTGCAAGCTCGGAATCCACATCGAAATCATCATCCTGTACACCTTTTTTCTTATCTTCACGGAAGAGGTCCTCCAGCTCCTCTGGTTCAAAACCGGTGAGAGAGACATCGAAGTCAGTTCCTTGCAGGTCAGCGATGAGCAGGGCCAGTTTGTCATTATCCCATTCACCACTGATTTTATTAAGGGCTACATTGAGCGCTTTTTCTTTATCCTCATCCATCTCGACAATTACACATTCTACTTCTGTAATGCCCATGTCGATGAGGATCTTCAAACGCTGGTGCCCACCAACAACGCGAGAGGTCGTGGCATTCCAGATGACTGGTTCCACATATCCGAATTGTTCGATGGAGCGTTTCAGTTTTTCATATTCTTTATTACCAGGTTTTAAATCCTTACGAGGATTGTAATCTGCAGGAATCAGCTCTTTGACATTTTTCTTTTCAATCAGCATGATGCCGTCCTCCTTTGCAGCAATTTCTGTAAGCCCTTGAAAGCGGCATCCACGTCACCAGCTCTGGCCTGACCTTTGAGCGTGTTGAACTGCTGGAAGGTTAAATGCTTGCGATGCTGCTTGAGCAATATCATAAATTTAGAAAAATCCATATCAGTTTCCTTTCCGTGCCATCAAGAGGCGCTCCATTACATCATCCTGTGGAGTAGCACTGTTGTATTCGCTGGCACAATTTTCTTTTACGATTTGATAGATTTCCATCCAGAGACGGTTGGTCTGGCTCATGAAATTCTGGCTCATCGCCACATAAGGCGACTGGATTGCATTGCCGGTTGTCGGATGCTTGGCTAGAAAGCCAAATTCTGTAATAGCTTCTTCGCACTGAATCCAACGAGACACGCTCATAGCATAGCGTTCTAGAAGCTCCGGAGAAACCAGAGCAGCGCATCCGCGCTCATGCAGCCAGTTCCAGGTTTTCTTATAGATATCCGCTGCAACCAGTTTTTTCCCGTCCTTCTGTTTTGCTGACAGCATTTTGGATGGCTTGGGCATCGGCTGACCTTCTAAATCGGCTGTGTTATTTGTAAAGTCGATGACAGTCACCTCTCGCTTGCCTGGATTTCCCTCAGCGATTCTTTCAGCTAAGGGCTTTTTCTTGGCTCCAGCGCCGATACGAGCGCCGCCACGGTTGGTACCGTCCTTAGCCATTTTTTACACCTCCTGTTTAGGGGACTATATACCCCGTTTGAAATTGCGACTTTGTGCATGTGACCCCACGCCCGTTCCCCGGTAGGGCAGTTTTAGAGATTTTTACCGCCCCTACCGGTTATGCCAGCGGTCGCCATGTTCCGCATGAATCTTGGCATGACAGGATTTACAAAGAGCCATCAGGTTCTCTCTATCATGTGTTCCGCCTTGGGAGAGGGGCTTCACATGATGTATCTGCTCGGTTGGTGTGTAGACACCGTTCTCAAGGCACCGCTCACAAAGAGGGTGGGCAGCAGCATAGCTGTCACGAATACGTTTCCATGCACGTCCGTAGCGACGTTTGGTAGCAGGGTCTCGGTCATACTTCTCATAGCGTTTGGCTTCCTCTTTTTCATGCTCCGGACAGAAGCGACCGTCCGTCAGATTAGGGCAACCGGGATAGGAGCAGGGACGTTTTGGTTTTCTTGGCATCGTGTTCCTCCTTCCGTGTGGACATAAGAAAAGCCCTGTAGGATTGCTCCCACAAGGCTCTCTGTAATTTTCACTTTCGCTATTATAATAATATCAGAAGGCGTGGGTGTCTTTCTATGTCATTTCATGTCCACTTCGTAGGAAGCTGGAATTTTTACTTCTTCCAGTGCTTTCCCGTGAAGTTTATGGATATAACGTAGTTCGTATCCCATATCAACAGCAATCTGCTCCCAAGTGATGAAGCAAAGGTATCGTTCCTCCAAGAGGGTCTGGTATTCGGTATTTCCTACCTGCTTGATGACCTCTACAATTTCTTTCTTAAGGGCTACCAGTTCCACAACGTCTTTGCTGATTTCATCTTCCAGTTCGATGATATTAAGAATGGCGGACTCCATTCGAGAACCCTCACGATTTGGACTCTTGGGCATATCAGAGTAGGACGGTGTGCATCTGGTTGCTAATTCATTTAATGAATCTATCTGCAGCAGTTTGCTTGTGATTCTGTTATCCAAGTAGCGTGCTTGTGATAAATATTCTTTTGCTGTCATTGATTGGTACCTCCGAAAAAATAGATTTCCCTCGGATTGTCGTATTTTGTCGAAGATTGACTATGGTTGTCATAGGTTTGCTTTTACCGCATCGATCAGGGCGTTCTGTGTTAGCTCCTTTTGGGAGAGAGCTTTCAAGATCCGTTCATCGATGGTTCCTTTTGTGATGATGTGCTGTATCACCACGGTTCCGGATGCTTGGCCCTGTCTCCAGAGACGGGCGTTGGTCTGCTGATATAATTCCAGCGACCATGTCAGCCCAAACCAGATAAGGGTGGAACCACCAGCTTGTAAATTCAGACCGTGACCGGCAGATGCGGGATGGATGACTGCAACTGGGATTTTTCCAGCATTCCAGTCAGCGATATCCTTGCTGGATTTAATCTCCCGGACATCGAAGCGCTTCTTGATACGGGAAAGATCATGTTTGAACCAGTAGGCCACAAGGACCGGTTTTCCGTTTGCAGATTCTATAATATCCTCCAGAGCATCCAGCTTTCTGTTATGAAATTCTATGGTGTCACCAGTATCGGCATAGATAGCACCATTGGCCAGTTGCGATAATTTTCCGGTAAGAGAGGCTGCATTGGCAGCGGTTATTTCTCCATCAGGGAGCTGCAAGATCAGATTTTTTTCAGTTCCTCGTAACGGACCAGCTCATCTTCGGATAAGTGGACTTCATATTGGGATGAAATCAGCTCCGGCATCTTCAGGTGATCTGCCGACTTCATGGAAATGGTAATATCTGAAATCTGTCTATAGATGCGTTCCTCTGCATAGGGCTGGGGCTTATAGGAATAGATGATCTGTCCATTTCGCTTGTCCGGAAGAAAATAGGTGTTCCGGTACTCGGTGATGAAGCGGCCGAGACGTTTACCTAAATCCAGTAGCCTAAACTCAGCCCATAAATCCATGAGGCCGTTACTGCTTGGCGTGCCGGTTAATCCGATGATTCTCTTAACGCTTGGTCTTACCTTCAGCAGAGACTTGAACCTTTTGGAATTATGATTTTTGAAGGAAGAGAGCTCATCGATTACCACCATATCGTAATCAAACGGAAATCCGCTGGACTCAATGAGCCACCCGAGATTTTCACGATTGATGATGGTGATGTCAGCTCTTGCCATCAAAGCTGCTTTTCGCTCTTTGGGTGTCCCAACACAGACAGCATAGGTCAGAAATTTCAAATGCTGCCATTTCTCGATTTCCGCTGACCATGTATCTCTTGCAACGCGAAGTGGGGCGACCACCAAAATGCGATGAGCCTCAAAACTATCAAACAGAAGGCCAGCGATGGCCGTCAGGGAGATGACCGTTTTGCCAAGACCCATATCGAGCAGCACTGCAGCTATGGGATGTGTTTCAATATAATCAATGGCATACGATTGGTAATCATGTGGAGAGAAGTTCATGTAGCATCCCTCCAATCTGGTCGGTGTTGTCAATTACATAGACTTTAAATCCAAGTGATCGAAGGACTCGGTGCCTTGCTTCCTGTAATGGGCGCGGGCGTTTTCCGGGAGCCTTCAGTTCTACGAAGGCGATTAGGCCATCAGGTAATAAGATAAGGCGGTCGGGCATTCCTGCAAAACTCGGAGATACGAACTTTACGGCGATGCCTCCAGCCTTTTTCACTGAAGTTGTCAATTGCTTTTCTATCGTTTTTTCTAACATACTTGTCCTCCATCAGGCCGTTAATTTGAAGAGGTGCAAGGTGTATCAATGGTATTTACCATACTTTTTCTTATACATATTTTTATAGGCCTAAGAAAAGTTTTATAGAACACCTTGATACACCTTGTCATAAGTGGCCTTAATTCATAAAATCCTCAATTGCACCAGTGTCCTCACGCAAACGCAATCCCATAAAAAAGCGCTTTCTGCTCACAGTAATTCGCTCAAAACCTGCCTTTTCCAGAGCAAAATAGAAGTCAGCTGTACTGCGCACGTATTCGTTACAGTCCAGAGAATAATTACGGTATGCCTGGTAAAGAGAAGATGAGCTTTCTTTATAGGATGGGTCGACCTCGCACTTATCGGTGAGAAAGTGACCGAACCAATCGTTCTGACTGCGGTATTCATCAATGGCTTTCTGCACGCATTCCGGCACGGGAATCTGGTAGTCGCTTTCGATGACCTTTTTGGAGCCTTCGAGTATCCAAGCTAAAATGCTGCCACCTGCGTTGTCATAAAGGTACTCGCCATAATTCTTGATATCGCTGCTTCCTATGATTTTTGCGTTGAATGGGATGACGATTAGACGTCTCCAGATACCATCATCGGATGCAGAGACACGAGGCAGATGGTTGGTGTACAGCACAAGGGTGTGGCAGGGCTTGAAGGAAAATGGGTCCTTATATTTTTTCTCCGCAAAGACATCGTCAGTGGAGCAGAGCTGCTTGACGGTAGAATCGTTCAGTCTGGCTCCCTCCTGCATTTCAGCTGCAATAAGAAGTCTCTTGCCTTTGACCTCCGCCATTTCTGGTTTGATGTTTCTGCGGCATCCGACGGTAAGAGTATCTGCAGAGATATTGCCAGAATAAAGTCCAAGCACTCTGGAAATTGCATTCCAGAAGGTAGACTTACCATTGCGGCCATCACCATAGGCAATGATCAGTGCTTCCACATAAACCTTACCAATAGCAGCCAGACCGCATATCATCTGGACATAATCGATGAGTTCTTGATTGCCCTGAAAGATGAGACCGAGACAGTCGAGCCAGACTTGCTGGCCTTTGCTGCTTGGAGATACGGATGTGATTTTTGTAATAAAATCCTCCGGGGAGTGTTCTCTGGCACCAGCCATAGCCTTGCGAAGGTCGTAGGTGGCTTCCGGTGTACAAAGCGCAAAGCAGTCAGCATCAAGGTCACGAGGAGAAATTTCCAACATCGGCCTGGATTCTTTCAATGTAGATGTGATATTTTTGGAGTCCCTGCGTTTTACGGAAAATTGCTGATATGCCTTTGCAGTCAAATATTCCTGATAGGCTGCTAGCTGGTCATCATTCATCAGCTGCTCCGCTTTGTTCTTTGACATAGAATCCAGCAGAGATTGTGCACCAGAATTCTTCAGCTTGTCCAATGCTTCAAGCATATCGTTAGCAGCTTCTTTCAGCTGGCGACGTGTTAGCTCATGAGCAACAGCCTGTGCACCTGGTTCGGATTCCTGCCAGTAGTGGTCAGAGTAGCGGATAAAGTGAGTGGCTGGAGAGTAGCGTAGTTCCTTTGAGAAATACTTCGCCAACACCTCGGCTTGTCCAACGTCAGAATAATCGCCCGGCTTATAACAGGATGGGTCGTTATAAATTTCTGGTGCTACATAGCCTTCCTGTTGAGAAAGTCTTGCATAAAAACGCTGGGCGCTATGCCAGATGGTGGCAAGTTCAGATGCATCCAGCGGAGGTACACATTTTGCTGCTTCCTCAAGGAAAGCCTGATATGCTTTGTCGCTGTCGCCATATTTCTTGATGACACGACCTGCAAAGCGAGACATCGTTGCATTACGGCTTCCTTCTGGAATCGCAGCTCCATCATACTGCCCGTCGGGCAACGCCTCATCGAAGAGGTCATCCTCTAGAAATTCGGTTAGATTCATGCGGCCTGGATAAAGAGCAACATCGGCAGCAGATGTACCGAAGAAGAATCGCGCGGCATCCAAGGCCTGTGTATCGAAATACGGAAATATAGAATTGACCAGTTTTTTCATATCACGGTAAAGAGCGGCATCGGATACATATTCGATGGGAAACAGCACATGAAATTTCGGACGTGCAGGCTTTCCATTTTTCTCACGATTGTTATAGCGGCTGTAGTGAATGGCAAAGCTCACGCCGGGAAACGCCTGCAGGATATCATCTGGTGTAATCCAGTCCTCCGGATTTTCAGAATGATCATTATCACAATCCACAGGAAGACAATCACTGCCGATAAAGTTGTCGCCGTTACGATAGCTGTTTTTGTATTCTGCACATACATAATCATGACAGATTGCAGCTTTCAGGCTGTCCTCGTCCAAGATGATATGTCTATGTGGATAGGAGCAGTTACCGGGATTGCCGGTAACGTCCGCAGAGTAAATTGTAAACATTAGTCGTACACCTCCCTCGATTCATCTTCCAGAACCTTCGTGATAAACTTCAAGGCTCGAATCATCGTTTCCAGCTCGCAGTCTCCACCAAGCGTGACTTCAAAACCATTGCTGCCACAGCGAGTGGTGTAGTTATGGATTTCCATGTCTGTACAGGCCGCATCCTGAATACGAAAATAGGTACGACCGCCATGACCAGTGTCGCCTCCGCAGTACCCGGTGGTTCCAGCTTCAACTTCTAAGATGTTGCAGCTGATTACATCCCGGCTGTAGGTAGTGATTTCGGTTCCGTCAGTTAATGTTTTTGAGTTTACCTTTACTTCGTACATGTGTTAAACCTCCTCAAGATTCTCGGTGAAATAGCGCAGGCGGTAATTCTTCCACTTGGCGCGTTTGATTTCTGTTTCCATGCCGGAAGAAATATAACTCCCAAAGACCCAGACCTCAGAGCACTTGGTCATGATGGCATTTCCAAAGAAAAGACCGAGCTCACGTTCTGACGGGTCAGCATCATTCAAAAATTGTGGAAACAGCAGATGCGGTGCGATGGGAATATATCCTTGCTCTACGGCAAAACGGCTGTAGGCTCTCGCGGCAGATATATTTTTTTCAATGTCTCCAGCAAAGGGAGAGCAAATATAAATGATGGGACGGAAAGCCCGGAGAGCACGCGTTTCATTTTCAATCGAGGATAGGGCACTGTAAGCCGTTGGGTCAAAGTAGCCTTCGCTGTTGTATTTGCTGATTGACACTTTCGTTTCCTCCTTTCCGGATGGACATGAAAAAAGGGCGTCCATCTCTGATATTTACTGGAGATGAACGTCCTGTTTTGACGATAGAATAATGATGAAATTCTTATCTCCACTACTAAATGGAGATGACACTGGCGATTGGCCGAAAATAAGTTAATCTTTTTTATAAAAAGGTGTGACATAGCCATCTGCCCGTAATTGCAGACCTTTCGCCCACGGTGGTGTTCGGCTCATCTGTTCACAGACGGCATCTAAGGACATGCGAGGATCTGCCTCGATGACAACTTCATCGTGAATGTGCATGACGATGGAGCAACAGCGAAGTGTCTGCATAGCATAACAGAGGATATCACGGGCTGTAGCTTGCACAATGTTCTCGACAAATTTCGGGCCATAGGAATCAAGACGTTCCCACTTCTTGGTCCCTCCGACACCTTCATAGGTGATACATTGGCCGCCGAATTTGTTTGTTCCGAGCTTCGGTTTCACATAGGCCAGCTTTCTTCCGGATGGGAGAGTGATAAAAAGCATGCCGCTTCTGCAGGAAAAAGTCAGTCCATATTCTGACGTGGTGTGCTTGAACTTTACTGCCTCCATAACAGCCCGGTCCACATCCCACCAAAATTTGACGATGTTTGGATTGGAGTGTCGCCATGTATCCACAAGTAGTGGTAGTTCTTCTTCGGCAAGTCCCATATCTAGCGCACCCATAGCTTTTAGTGCACCAACGGAACCACCGTAACCAAGAGCCAGTTCTGCAATTTTTCCTTTCTGACGTAGATGACCATTGATACCATGCTTTTCAACTGGGACCTTGAACATCTGACTTGCGGAAGCACAGTAGATGTCGCCACCTTTGGCAAAGACATCCTGTCTCCATTTTTCTGATGCAAACCAAGCGATGACACGTGCTTCGATAGCAGAAAAGTCTGCAACTAGAAATTGCATGCCTTCTCTTGGAATAAAAGCAGTACGGATAAGCTGGGAGAGGGTATCCGGGACATCTTCATATAGTAACTCTACTGCATCAAAGTTTCCGGAGCGAACCAATGCACGGGCCTCTGTTAGATCCGGAAGGTGGTTCTGGGGCAGGTTTTGCAGCTGAATATTTCGCCCGGAAAATCTGCCGGTACGATTGGCACCATAAAATTGGAACATGCCACGAGCGCGGCCGTCTGTACATACCGTCTTTTCCATCGCCTGATATTTTCGCACCGACGATTTGGCCAGCTGCTGCCTGAGTGTAAGTACCTGTGCCAGCTGCGGAGGAGCAGTTTTCAAAAGCTCAGATACAGCCTTTTTATCAAGACTGTCTGTTTCTAATCCATTTGAGGAAAGCCACTGCTTCATCTGTTGAACGGAATTAGGATTTTCGAGTTCTGTGATCTGTTTCATAGATTCTGTCAGTTCCGTCCTAGAGCGAGTATCCATGTCGATGGCAGCGGCAACAAGTTCTATATCCAGTCGGACACCCCGGTCATTGATTTCCTGGTCAAGATGATATTCCTCCCAGACTTGCGCAGGAACAGGGAATTTAGCAAGTCTCTGCTGGATGCCCATTTCGGTTTCGACATCGCGAATATTATATTTTTTGAACAGGGACCACTTATCTGGTGCATGGAAGAGACGATTTCTTGTGCGCTGACCATTCGTTTTCGTAGGAGCGCAGGGTTGGCAGAAGTATTTGATTAAGTCTTTGCCCTCAGAGAGCTTTTGCTTTTCTAGTCCAAGTACAGCGCCGACGCCTTCCAAGGAAAGTGGAAGTCCCATTGTAGCCGCCCAAATCATAGAACAGCGCCAGCTGTCCGGTTTCAGATATTCTCCGGTCGGATAGCCTAAGAATCGAGAAAGACAGATGCGTTCAAAGGAAGCATTGAAGGACCATTTGATAACAGATTCATCTTCCAACGCTTGAATGATTACTTTAGGAATCTGTTCACCGCAGGCTAGGTCGATGACTTCGACAGGTTGTCCATCCACACTGTAGGCGAAGAGTAGAATTTCAAAATTGGGTGACTCTACATAGCGATATACACCGGTCTTTTGAAGCGGGACATCGCTGTAGGTCTCAATGTCAATACTGAGTGTTTTCATGAGATTGTCCTTTCTACAAAACAGGCAGCAGAGAAAAATCCCTGCCACCTGCCGCTTTACTGTTTATCTTTATTGGATTTGTATTTGTTAATATCCCGGCGGATATAGTACACCGCATAGCGGATGAGACAGAAAACAATCTTCCCAACGTTATAGATGATAAAACCGTATACAGCTGCCATAAAAACATATGCGATGACGTTTCCAATAAAGAGATTCAATGTTTCCACAAATTCATTCATAGATTGTCTCCTTTTTACGGATAAATGTTACTGGCGGCAGCAGGACCACCGCCAGCTGGTAGATGGGTTATTTCAATTCCTTCATGCGCTTTTCATGGTATTCAAGGTCGCGCTTTTCTTTTTCCTGATCACGCTTTTCACGCTTGTGATCGTTGATGATGGTCTGAATCATAGAAATTGCGCCAGCAAAGCCCATGAAAGCGAAACAGCCGATAAAGATGTTTACAAGAATTGTGCTAATCATGATTGTCTCCATAGTTTGTCACCTCCATTAATCAAGGAAATCATCGTCATCATCAGTTGCAAAGTCGGATTCTGCAGATGCTTTGCCGCCAAGAGGCTCACCGTCACGGAGTTTCTGCAGATTGTTAAGTCCACAGGCAATCCCCTTATTTCCAGAGCTGTTAAAAGCATAGAAACTGATGCTGGCACGACCATATACTCCGGAATAGACCTCGGAACGAGTAAGGATCGGATTGCGGTCTGCATCTACGATGCCCGGCGCAGAAGTCGCATTTGCGTTAACGAAATATGCATTCGCATAAGCCTGGTCGTCAGGTCTTTCAAGGTCGCCATCACGAAGCGGTGTTTTAAGTACAGTGAGGGCAGGGACAGACTTGCCGTTTCCTTTGAGTTTTGCTTCTCCCTCATGGTAGGCTGCTTCAATGGCCGCCTCAATCTTGGCGATGGTTTTCGTATCGGACTTCGGAATAATCAGACTGACACTGTACTTCGGTGTGCCGCCGTTGATGGATTTTGGCTCCCAGACGTTGGCGTAGCTCCAACGAGTGTTAGGACCAGTGATAACTTTCATGGGATTTGTCATTTTTACATTCTTATTCATTGTCATATTCCTCCATAAAATCATTTTTTGCTGTGTTCATTGCCGGGCGTTTATCGCTCTCCGGCACAAGAGTAGGTTTGCCTTGCGGTTTTTAAATATAGGGTGAGAGAAGTTCCTCGAAGCGAGATTTCCCGACCAGCTTTTGCATGGCGGTGATGCCAAGCAGCTTCTTTTCATAAGGGTCAAAGCCAGCAGCTTCGACAGCTTTTGATACGGCTTCCTCACTGGTATATCTGCGATTGGAACGCCCCTCGACCAGCTTCCAACCGGTCCACTCCTTACCGCTGATTGCCTGCTGGAGCGCATACTCTTTGATGTCATTGGCCCAGGAAACCAGTTCATCGGCACGGGATAATATAACTTCGATTTCCGTATCCGTAAGGAGTGGTGGCAACTTGAAATCATACTGTGCAAGGAGAAGATTGGCTTCCGCTCTGGCCCGGCATTCATGTTTTGCTTTGCAGAAACTGCACCATTCACCACATAGGAAATTTCCATCACCAGCGAAGGCGAGGTCGGCAGTCGGTTTCAGAATTTCGTCAGCCCATCGATACAAGTCATCCTTGCTCATTTCATCTGTGGAAATGTTTTGACGTCTAGGCTGATAGATGGTCATGCTGACGGTGTCGATGTCGTAAATATCATCGAATAGCTCCAAAGCACCGAGGGCGTAGCACTTCATCTGTGGATTGTCTTCGGCGGATACGAGGATTCCTAATCCATGCTTGTAATCAATCACATGCATGGTCCCGTCGCTGATGAGAATGGCATCAGAGGTTCCGAAGCCTTGTTCCACCCAACGGGAGAAATCTACGCGCTGTTCAATTAGAACAACAGGATCAGAGCAGGTCTGCTTTGCTTCTTCCAGAAGTTCCATAATGAAGCTGGCATATCCGGTAGCACAATCGTCCATCTCTGCGTTATACCAATCAAGATTTCCGGATGGATCTTCAGCCTTCAGGCCGAGGGCCTTGCGGAGCTTGTATTCGCAAAGTGTGTGTGCATCGGTGCCTTCAGCAGCGTAATTACTGTCTTTATCCTCATAGGTTTCGCAGAGTCTTGCTGACGGTGGGCAGTGAAGCCAACGGTCAGATGAGGATGCGGAAAGAATTGCATGTCCTTTAGGTGGCATATCAAAGCACCTCCACTTCCCTGCTTAGGGCGTCATAATGTTTAGGGTCTACGAGAGATAACTTGGTCGCACCGTATTTTTTGAGAAGCTCTCGAATCTCTGCAGTATGTCCGGCACGAGATTTGTTAGCTAGAACAGCTCTGACTTCTTCAAGTGTCAGTGCGGGTTTTTCAGGAGCGGTAGGAGCGTCTGTTTTTTCAACAGATTCAGAAGTTCCTCCAAAATGCTGGGCGAGCCAGTTTGCTACATCGTTAATAGCAGTGGCAGCATTTCTCAGCTCTTCGATGGTCATAGCCATTTCGTTCATTTTGCTCAT